AGCTTGAATCTTTTTTCGGGATAGATTGCAGCCTTAATTCGAGCAATGAATTTAATCTTTTTGGCAACACCATCTGCTGCTTCGGTACGGACAAGACTCATTCGTATAAGGCTATGTGAGGCCTTACCGCTTCAGGGTGGTACGGTAACGAGGTTAATTTGTCACATGAAAATTCTGTAGATGAGGCAATCAAAAGATGTTCCGGAGAGGGATCAAGAGTCTTTTGGGATTGCAACCCTGATTATCCAACGCATCCTATTAAGACCGATTATATAGATAATGACGGAGTTCTATTATCTTCGGGAAGAATAAGAATTAAGGCCTGGTCATTTAATTTATGGGACAATTCAAAAAAGAATGGAGGATACCTAACAGAGGAATATATAGAAAACCTTGAGGCTTCATTTACGGGGTTCAAGAAAGACCGTGCGATATGGGGAAAGTGGGTAGCAGCTGAGGGTGTAATATATAAGCATTTCAATGAAAACATGATAGTAGATGCCGAAAACCTTCCTGAATTTAAAAGATTTTTCGCTGGCGTTGATTGGGGTTATGGTCATGTAGGATCAATTTTAATTTTCGGCGAGGATCATGACGGCAACATATATCTTCTCGAAGAAACTGCCGAAAAAGGAAAAGAGATTGATTGGTGGGTAGAAAGGAAAAATAAATATGAAACTAAATATGGAAAAATGCAATGGTATTGTGACAGTGCCAGACCAGAGTATGTTCTAAGATTCGGCGGAGTAAATGCGAAAAAAGAAGTCATTGAGGGCATTGACACGTGTTCAAGATTAATGAATGATGGAAAGTTTTTCGTTGTGAGGAATAAAGCTAAAAGATGGATGCAGGAAGTCTATTCATATATATGGATCGATCATAAAAGCAAAGAAGAACCTCGAAAGGAAAATGACGATTCCATGGATGCGATGCGCTACGCTCTTCATACTCTTTTCCATTTTGAAGAGGACAAAGAATTCTCAAGCAGCAGTGCAGGAGACAACCTAACAGAAACAGCAGACAGATTTTCACCAAGAGGAATAAACGACATCATGAATAACTTTTAAAAAAACTTTCCTTTACAAATTGCGGATAATGCCCTAGAATAATTAAGACTAATAAAGGAGATCTATATGAAATACAATAAAAATAATAGAACACAATTCAAGAGCACGCCGCCACCTCCAGAAGATCTGACTTCGGTGACAACCGTCATAGATGATTTTTACGGAATAATGCAAAACTACAACACTGAATTTTTCCAAAGTATTACCACAAAAGACTTGTTGGAAATCATTCGTGAAATGAAACTGGATTCACAGATTAAATCTGATTTTGAAGTTCTTGTCAGCTTTATAGAATCTGAAAAGTATGAAATTAAAGATGATGGCGTAAAAAATGCTACCTGGTCAGAATACTTGAAAAATACCCTTACAAAAAACGGGGGTAAACTTCTTGCAATGACTTCAAGATTGTTGGATGCGCTGCTCTATGGAAAAACTGTTACGGAAATTGTGTGGAACGATCCTAAGAACAACAATGGAAAATGGGAGGTGAAAAACCTAATATTCCTTAATCCTGAAGAATATTCCTTCAACAATGAAGGTGAATTGATTGAAGTGCTTACTGATGAAGTTATCAATAAGGATTTCAAATATCTTGTAGTGTCTCATGATGTAACAGGAAATAATCTGAACGGAACCTCAGAGTTTCTTGCAGCGTACTGGCCATGGATTTTCAAAAAAGAATGCATGAAACAGGGTGTGTTGTATGCTCAAAAGTCAATCATCCCGTCTTTGATCGCTCTCGTTAAAGCGTCGTCTGATGTGGCAGAAACAAAAAAGAGGACCGATACAATAAGCAATGCAATCGCTTCAATAAAAAATAGCTCCGGAATTGCGATGGCAAATGTTGACGATGTTAAGCAATTCAATGCAACAGCGAAAGGAGAGGACATTATAGACCTCATATACATGTTTGACAGAATGATATCTAAGTCGATATTGGGGACTCCGAAATTTACGAATGAGACAAAATATTCTAACTCAGAGACGAGAGAAACACAAGAAGCCATCATAAAGCGAAAAGGCCAAAAAATAGCCAAACTTGAGTTGCAACCAGCAATCAATGAGCTACTCAGATATATCTTAGAACTCAATTTCAATATTCCGGATGGCGCAGAAATTCCTTATTTTGAATATAGTTACAAATATGATCCCACTCTTGACGAGATCCTGCAAACAGTTGATCGTGGAATACCTATTTCAAAAGCTTGGCTCTATGAAAAGTTTAATATTAAGGAAGCAGAAAGTGATGAGGATTCTTTCATCTCTCCGAAAAACACTCTCGCAGAACCGCAGCAGTTTCGCAAAAATCAAAAAGACAGTTTTTTTTTGTCGAGGCAAGGCACGAGATTGATAGAATCGTTGAAAAACAGGTCGGAACAGTAGAAGAAACCCTTTCACCTTATATAGAAATTTTCAGGAACACACTTGAAGACGAAGTTTTTTCAAAAATTAGCTTAAACGACATCCCAAAACCTTCAACATCATTTGTTACTAGTTTCTCAGGATCTCTTTCGGATATGATGGTCTTGTCAAATCTGTATGGGCGGAAAAATTCAAACGATACTGCAAAATTAATGGATGAGCTCGCCGTCAATAAGTTCTCATTTTCACTTGATGATTTTGTGCCGCAAGGAACAATAGACGCATTGTTGGAATCTGCGGGCGTAGGGGAAGACTATATCAGTTATCTTGAAAACGGGTTAGGTCAGCGCCTTTCAGACACAGCAAAATCAACATACTATAATACGATGAACAGATTCAAGAATATCATTGCCGAAAATATTGCGCAAGGTGAAGGGATCAAAACTTTCATTGACAGGCTCAAAAAAGATAACCTGTTGCAGAAAATAGGGATTGGCGAAAATCCGTGGTATGCTGAAAATGTCTACCGGACAAATTTTGTGACGGCTCATTCAGCAGGGAGATGGAATGCCGCACAAGAAAACAAAGAGGTCCTCTATTTAGAATATTTTGCAATCGGTGACGACCGAACAACCGATATTTGCAGTCAGCTTAATGGAACAATAAAGTTAAAAGATGATCCGTTCTGGGATTCCTTTATGCCACCTAACCACTTTTCATGTAGGAGTCAAGTCGGAGAAATAACAAGAACCTATGCCGCAGCTTTCAATGTTGTAGAGGTGAATAATGAGATAACGGCAGCTCCTGGAAAAGATTTTGACGTGAATCCTGGGAAAGCCGATGATTTCTTCAAGACACCGAAATCTATAAAGGATAAGATTGCTGAGTTTGAGTAATACTTGCAATGTTGGCTAATGTTTTGGCTGGGTTTGCCATAGCGTAAATTAACAATGCCATTGGCTGCCCATCTTTTCCAAAAAAAGTGAATTCAGATTCTTTTATGCTGAACCCTTGTTTTTTTTCTTTTTCTGTGATATCATCAATTATGTTGTTTGGTGATATCTCCTTAACGTTAATCTTCCCATTAACTTTAAGGAGATGTTTTGTTTTTGGGTACTGTCTTTTTTTGCATTTTTTCTTCATTACTTTTCCTAATTAAGTTATTAATAATAATTTTCATAATCATCCTCCTACTTAAGGTGTTTTCTAAGCAGCATTTCTACCTTCTGCCACTGCTCTCTGCGAGCATAAACACTAGCATAAGCACTAGCATAAGCATCAGCATAAGCAGCAGCATAAGCAGCAGCATAAGCAACCGCATAAGCAGTTGTATCAGTAGCATAATAAGCAGCCACAGCAGCATAATAAGCAGCATCAGCATCAGCCGCATAATAAGCAGCAGCCACAGCAGCAATCCTCAGCACGTCTAATTCCTCATCATAGATATCACCGGCGTGCCACCGCCGGATCCCTGCGATAAGGTTCCTGAGCCGCATGTCTTCAGGGTATTCATTCTCAAAAATATGTAGCACCGATTCTGCTACATCGGCGATGAACAAGCAATAATCCCTATAATCCTGGGTTCTCAATGCCCATACGGCATGTTTTATACCATTTGAGGTTAAAATCTCCATTATGGAGATCTCTTTACCAAGCTGCTCTGCTGTAAGGTCATCATGTAAATCTGTTCCGAGTTTGTTGGTGCAGAGTTTGACCCAGCCAGAGGAGCATGGATCATAACTGTATATTTCTCCAAATGTCGTTTTCATATTCATTCTCCTACTTAAGATGCTTTCTAAGTAATTCTTCTATCTTCTTCCACTGCTCTCTGCGAGCATAAGCACTAGCATAAGCAGCAGCAGTAGCAGCCGCATAAGCAGTTGTATCAGCAGCATAATAAGCAGCCTTAGCAGCAGCATTAGCAGCAGCATAATCAGCAGCCACAGCAGCAGCAGCATAATCATAAGCAGCAATCCTCAGCACGTCTAATTCCTCATCAGAGATCTCACCGGCGTGCCACCGCCGGATCCCTGCGATAAGGTCCCTTACCCGCATGTCTTCAGGGTATTCATTCTCAAAAATATGTAGCACCGATTCTGCTACATCTGCGATGAACAAGCAGTAATCCCTATAATCCTGGGTTCTCAATGCCCATACGGCATGTTTTATACCATTAGAGGTTAAAATCTCCATTATGGAGATCTCTGTGGTGAGCTGCTCTTCTGTAAGCTGTAACGTTCCGAGTTTGTTGGTGCAGAGGGTGATCCAGCCAGAGGAGCATGGATCATAACTGTAGATTTTTCCGAATGTAGTTTTCATCTTTCATCCTCCTTCCTAGGTGTTTTCTAAGTAATTCTCCTATCTTATTCCGCCTCAGTTGCCCATGGCACAACAAAAGTTACTTTTGCAAGGCAACATAGCAGCCATGGAGTTATCGTTCCATGTAGGCGAAATTTCAAATTCCGGTTTTTTGAATCATAAAATATCCTCTCCCACCTAAAGGAAGGGGTTTTACGCACGCTGGATAAAAAAATTATTTATCCTTTCAATCTCTCCTAAACAATTTCCATCGATAGAATCCTCCATGAAGAAGTGTAAAATTGCTTACGGTATTATTCCGGAAATGGGCAATTAATTTTTTAGGTATTTCAACTTTTTTACCGTTTTCAAAAAGCTCCATTCTTGAAAGCGACGTACTGTTGATGTGGTCAATGAGTAACTTCGCTTTACGGACATCCTCAATGTTTATTTTCATTTTTCTCCTTTTCTCTCTGCTGAATATTCGTGAATGGAAAACAAAATGCGTGAGCAATTGTTTTTAAACCTTGAGAAACGGAGCCGAATTTTTTTTTCAAAGTTTTTTCATAAAGCTCTTTCTGTTCGGGGCTATTCCAATAAACAACACTATTTGGTAATTTTACCATGAAAAACCTCCTGTGTTAAAAGTACTTATTGTAGTCAACGATGACTGTTATGTCAACAAAAAGCTTTATATCTCTTTTTTTTTATTCATAACATGCTAGAATAATAAAGAAACTTAACAGGAGTATGAACATGGCAAAAAGAGTTTGGGAACTTCTATACGAAAAAGACCTCAAGGATGGTAGACATATTACAAAGTCAATACTTTCGGATTTAATTTTGACTACTTCCAAAAAACACTCATATCCCCTTTCGTTCGGACATGAGGCCGCCTCAGGATGGTGGGATGATTCGATACAGAGTGCAGGAAAAGTGTCCAACTTGAGATTAGATAAGGAAGGTGTTCTTATAGCAGATATAGAAATGTCATCCGAAGTCGAGAAGGATTTCAAAGATCACAAGTATGCGGGATGGTCGGCGGGCATCTCAAGAAAAACAGTTGTGAAACAAGATGTCATACAAAAAGAGCCGTGGGAGCTCGGTCATGTCGCTCTTCTAGGCTCTACCGAAGCTGCGTTCAAAGATCTTCAGGACATTACAGCAGCCATGGAGTTTTCAGAAAACCCAACTATCACAAATATCAAAGAGACAGATAATTGCTTTTCTTTTGTGAGAGGCGACAGAGAATATCTAAGATTTTCTGCGATGGGAAAAGAACTCAAAAAAAAAGAACCTAATAATAACGAAACGGAGGCGTTCAAAATGGATCCTAAAGAAATTGAAAGACTTAAGACCGAAAACATCCGGCTTATGAAAGAACATCAGAAAAGAGAGCTCGAAGCTATTGAGCTCAAAGAGAAAATTGAAAAGCTCAAAAAAGAAAAAAAAGAAGCAGCGATCAAAGTTTTTTCTGAAAAGAAAAATGAGCTCGAAGCAAAGCTCCTTGAGTTTGGAATTACCGAAGAAACAAAAGTCAAAGTTTTCAACGCAAACGAAAAAAGCGTTGATCTTTTTGAGGCAAAAGAAGAGATCGACAACTCAATAGCAGAGGCGTTCATGGCTCTTTTTTCAGAAGTGAAAAAAAAGGTTGATCCGGGGCCGAGCACCAAAAAAGGAAAAGACGAAGATTCGGAAGATGAAGCGATCCTAACACCTGAAGACATGAACAAGTAGGAGAAAATAATGTCAATTAGCAAAAATACACTATCAAAAACAAAATTGTATGAACTTGACATGGAAGTTGTTGCGGGAAAATTTCGTGCCGATAATTTTCTGCTTAATCCGGAAACAGGGTATACACCCGAGGTATATGACATTGTTGTATTGAATACTATCTCCGGAGAACATGAAAAGCTGAATCTCGATGAGCAGTACATTGTTGACGAAGCAGTAACTCTAATTGCTACAACAATTGACCTCGCAAATGCAGTAGCAGGAATAGCGAAAGTCACAGATGATCCGGCAACAACAGTGTATACTCCGGGAACCGATTATACGGTAACACTCGGAAGCAAAGCAATCGTTGGACTAGGCTCAATTGGAGCTACAGACGATCTCCTTGTAACGTACGAAGCAATTACGGGCAAGGAAATTGTCGGAATGATCCTGGAAGTTCCGTCCTCAAACAACAATGTCCTTATGTACACTAAGTCTGAGGAAGACGGATATTTGAATCTTGACAAAGTTTTTGCAAAAGGCGGAGTCGAAAATTATGACGCGGACAACAAAAAATATTTCATTCAAGCCCTCAAAAAGCTTGAAATAATAGGACTATAGGGGGAAAACAATGCCAGTAACAATTAACAATCTATCCGAACTACAGCAGGCGCTTAACCCAAAGGCAGTTAGACAAGCGATCAAGACGTTTGAAGATTTCAAAGATCCTGTCAAGAGTCTCATTTTCAAAAAACCAATTAAGTCTACAGAACTCCCTTATATTTCAAGAGATTTTTTGAGCGATCAGTATGAAACCCCTCCGATGGTACGGGAGGGCGGAGCGTCGCATCCCGTAGGCCTTGAGTTCAAGGAAGTTGACAAGATTGAACTTGAAATCATGGATCTTGTCAGCACTGTTACAGAAAAGGAGCTCCGCGAGATAAGAAATAATACTTATGCCGGAATGACAAAGCAAGAAGTTGTTAACGGAATAGTTGCAAAGTTTAAGAGATATAGAGATGCTTTCTTGAAGTCCCTTATTGCGACATCCTTAACGGGAACAATAACGCATAAGACAAAGGTGCAAAATGGAGTATGGAATACGTATGAACTGCTCCTCGGAGCCGTTACAGATGTACCGGGAATCACGCTTAACTTTACGGATGCTGGAACAACTCTAGGCCAGTGGGTTAAGGCATGTAACGAAGCAAGGACCGTGTTGAAGGCTCAGGGATATGCGCTTTCAAAAGCATCGCTTGAAATTCTGCTTGACGAAACAACATTCAATGCAGGACTCTCAAAAGGTCTGGCACTTCAAACAATTGACAACATTAATTTCACCGAACTTGATGATGACGGGTATCGCATTAATGGCTGGACGTTCCGGTCGGAAAGAGGATCCTATCATGACGCTGAAACACAAGCCGCAACTAATGCGCTTGCAGAGAAAAAAGCCTTGATGGTAGACACCTCAGCCGATCACAACATAATCTATTGCAACTATGCCAACGGCCACTTTCCTCAGGGCAGCACACAGCCGCTTTATGTTTATAGTGTTCAGAATGCAAAAAAAGATGCCCTTAGTGTTTATGGTGCATCTCGCCCTCTGCCTGCATTCATTCCCAACGCATCAGTTCAGTTCAGTACCAGACCGTAAGAGGAGAAAAAATGTTAATAAAAACAACAATCATAAGTGGCCGACAGAGGAAAGATATTTTCCTAATCATACCAGAAGAGGCAAAAGTAAATCAGACCCGAAAGGAGAAAGAAGAAAACGCAAGAGTTTTGATTCTTAATATTCTCAGGGAGGAAATGAAAGGCTGGAATCTGTCAAGTTTCAACATTATCGAAGATGAGCATATTTTTAATGTTGAAAAAGAAAAAGCGAAGAAGGAAAAAAAGGGTAAATAATGGCCATAACAAATGCTGACGTTCTTAACTATATTATAGCCAACCGCATTTTCAACGAAGATGCAACGAACTTGCTTCAAGAAAAAGCCGATACTTTAGGGAGGGATGCAGTCAGCGCAGCCCTCCTATGGATTATGGGGAGATTCATAAAAGCCGGGCGGACTGATTTTTTTATGTCTTGGAGATCCGCCATATATTCATTGGATTCGTCAGATTTAACGAATCTCGACACTATCAGAGCTACATTAAATATTATTGATTCTGAAAATGGCGAAACTTACGCCATGATTTTTGAAAGTTTAATTCAACTTTCAATCTCGAACATGTATGAAGACTCTGGGCAGGATGGAGAGGCAACAACAGAGAAGAAAGAGGCTCAAGAATTAATTGAGGCTCTTATCGGAAATGCTGCTGATCCTTCTAATACAGTGGATCATGACAGCGAAGATTCTGTAGTAAGTATCTACAATCTTACCAATACAGAGATAAAAACAGCATTAAAAGGGTTTGAATAATGGGCGCTAAAGTCACAGGGTTTGAAAAAGGATCTGAATTTAATAGGTGGATCAAAAAAGTCGCAAACACCTCTGACATAAAAACACTCCTTGACGAAATCGGGAGAGCCGCTCAGAAAGAAACCATTCGATATATTAAAGATGACAAGGTTACGCCAACAGTGAGTGAGATGACTTTGAAATTGAGACGAGGACGGAAAAAAAGCCCAAGCGGCTCAGGAACTACACTCCTGGACAAAGGCTTAGGATGGCGTACAGTAAACTATCATGTCAATGGTATAATAAGTGTAGAAGTTGGAGTTCCAGACGGCTACATGTGGCGCCATCAAAAGGGAAAAGGAGTGCCACAAAGAAAATTCCTACAATGGCCGTCAAAAACAAATATAAAAAAATTAATAAATGCATACTGGACAACAAGATAATGGACCTACTCAAGAGCCTTGCGGAAACAATAGCTGATATGACCGGGAAACGGGTCGAAATTGAACCATCCCAAGCGGACATAAAAGCAGAACATTTTATTATCTCGCTTCAATCTTTTTGGATTGATCCAGAAGGAACAATGAGAAATGAAGGCTATTCCATGCAAGAAAATGGTCTCGGTGAAGAAGGATACAAGCAAGCGCTACCTGTGAAAGTTGTCTACCGTTCAACCTCTTCCGGAGAAACATGGCGGAGTCAAGTTCTACAGGACACGAAAGAGTTTGCGAAACGATTTTCCAGCGTTTTCAGAATAGCAATCGCTGGAGGAAAATTGAAAAATAAAGCTCTTGAAAGAGTAGAAAATATTGTACCGGATTTGGTCAATAATGACGATATTCACGGGATCGGGTTTTTGTGCGAACTTAATAGAGCATTAGACGAAGACCAACCGTTTGTAATGATTGAGGAAAACGGACGCACGAAAACATATGTTGCTGAAATGGTATGGAACGGATATATAATATTTGAAGAATCACAGGAGGTACTTACATGACACTATTGAAATACGGTGTTAATGTCTACGCTGGACCGACAAAAGGACAGCCACCGCTTAATGTAGATAGCGAACTGACTGCAATTATTGGTGCTTTTCCTGCCGATAACGGTGCAGGTTACGAAATAGGACAGAGCAACACCTGGTATGCTGCAACAAGCTGGGAAGATTTTAAGGGAAAATATGGTGGTGAAGAAATATGGGGAGCTGGCAACCTCGAACGGTCACAAGGCTGGAATGCTAATAAGTCAGTCGAAAGACTTATGTCAGGATTCGGGATGTACCCTGTTTTGATTTATAATGTCCTCGATCCCGACTCGCACCAAACAGCGATTGCGGACGAGTCAAGGGTCTTAATAACAGGAACAGTCAAACTCGTTAATAAATATATTCAAATGAGTACAATTGTTGTAACCGACTCACCTATGACAACCACATACGATATAGGAGACGACTACACAGTTTCGAGAGGAACGGATGGACTTGTTTCAATAACAACTGTATCAACCGGGGCAATTGGGGCAACCGATACAATTCTAGTGGATTACGATTATTGTGACAATTCTGCAATAACACAGATTCAAGTTACCGCTGCCATTCAGGGGTGCAACGATATTATTACAGATCTCGGGTTCAGCAGGCTGCCCGGATGGATCCATGCGCCGTATTGGAGCCAGGCGGATATAGACAATGTTGTTGCTGCAACAGTTAGAACCGACCTTTCTACAATTTCCGCAAACTTGAACTCAACATTTGTCACTAGATTTGTGTACGATATTGACGAAACAGATTATAATAGCTCTTCTGACCTTGCCGATATATATGCGGACAAGAGCATCCTTGACGAAAACGGAAGAGCCTTTTTTGGAGAGGGAACTTACGGGGCAACAACGGAACAACTTTTGTCCGATTGGTATATCGGAATGATGAGCCTAGAAGTTGAGCTCAACGGATATGTAGGAGTTTCACCATCAAACAGGCCCATGACCGGGTATGTTCCGAACAACAAACTTTCTTTTCCAACAGCATCAAACGCCGTCAGGGACAAGGGAATTATAACAGTGATCTTAGATACGGCAGACCGAGGTTGGAATCTCTGGGGAACCTGGACCAGTTTCTATAATGGTACTGCGACAGACCTTAGAAAAGACTCTACAAATCAAAATGATTTCATTGCGTACAAGAGCAAGCAGCTTACAAGAGATCTATGGGCGAAGTCAACCGATAGAAACTTCAACAAATTCACAATTCAGGATTTTGTTGACAAGGAAAATTCCGCTGGAAGACTCCTGATATCGAAAGGTCAAATGATTGGCTATGAACTTGAATTCAGGGCAGTTGACAACCCTGACCTCTCAACTCAGATTAACTTGCGGATGTATGTTCTTGCTCCGGAACCTCAAAAGCGCACGGATGTTGAGATACAAGTAGACCTTAACTTTTTTAACACAATTTTTCCGGCATAGGGGGCAGCGATGGCAATAACAGACACATTAGTGAAAGCCTTCGGAGTGTCGAAGGTTAAAATTTTCTTTGATGGTGACCCGATGCCATATATCGGAGAACTAACTATGCCGGATATTTCGGCAGAAGTCATCGAGTTTGACAACACTTCAACAGGTGGAAAAATTGAAGTCGGCGACCCGTGGCGCAGATTTTTTGATGGCGACGGGGAAATAATGATTGAGGCTGATTCATCTTTTTTGGCGAGCAAAATTTTTGATGCCACCTCAATTCCAACAGTAAGAGCATCGATGATTGTCAATAATATGTCTCAACAGCTGGGCACTTTTGTTCCTCAGGTTGTTGACTGGGTATTTCAGTGTCAATTCTATAGCGTTTCTCCCGGAACGATTAAGCAAGGCACAAAAAGAGAAATAACAGCAAAGTTCAAAGCATTCACCGCAAAACTCGATATCAACGGAGTTAATATCTTTGACTATGACATTCCAAACGGCAAATTTTTGCAGAATGGAGTAGATTTGTTAACCGATATCACTAACTTAATAGGACCATAAAAAAGGAGATTGGGCAAAATGGAAAAATCAGAAGCACTTAAAAAAATTGACGAAGCGACAGAAGAACTTGACAAAGAAGCCCTTGAAAAGGGGTATGACGTTGATGTTGACGAAAGCTTCTTCAACGAAAAACCACACACTGCGAAAGTCAGACTCGTCAAGCGATCTACCGTGGGGGATGCCCTACAGGCGGATCAGATAGCAAGAATGACTTTCGGAACAGAAAACCCTTCTTATCAACAGCTCCTAATAGCAAAACTTTCATTAGTTTGCAAATTCAACGATGAGATCTGGAATGTGAAACAGATCCAGGAGTTGTCAGAAGATTTTTTGTCACATACCTTACTCCGCTTGGCGAAACACTTACAGTAGCGGAGCTAGTAGATGCCCAATCAGAGCTTTGGTGTGCTGGAATATCCATTGATATTACCAGCATGCCAGAGACATTTTTTGTGCAGTGCTACAATCGATTCGGGAAGCGAAAACAAGAGCTGGAGAGGAAAAGAAAATAATGGCCGCAAAGAGATTGAGTCTTGAAAACATACAAGCTGATGAATTAGACAGAAAAACAAGAGTTGAAAAGGGCGTTGCCCGCGAAGCTTCTACCCCTCTTTTTTCTATCCCATATAGTAATGAGGGAACGCATCTTTCCGAAAGAATTGACAGAAACGATGTTGTCGCAGCGGCCCAAAACAGAGACGATCTTGTAACAATGCTTTTGTTATACCCAGTTTTGAAAATCAAAAGAGTCCGATTGTTTTACAGCTCCGATTTTTCAAAAATAACACAAGAATTTGTGACAGAATATCAAAAAGACATAGCTTTCGTAGCTCCGGAGACAAGCGCATGACAAAAATATTTGATATTACATTTGAAGAAATATTTGCGGACTTCATTGCGGTGTACCAAGATGTCGCCGGAATTGTTTTGGAACGTCAGGACGCTGAGCGATTAGTGGCGCAAGTAGTTTCTGGAGTAATATACAATTTTGGTTCGGCGTGGCTGTCAGCAAGTGACCAAAATTTCTTAAAGGGGATGACACAAGGGCAGCTAGATGATTATGGAATTTTCTTTGGAGTGGCAAGAATAGCCAGCACACCAGCAACAAGCGTTGTAAGATTCACGTTTGTAGAAACTTTGCCAGCCGCTACTTTCATATATGAAAACACTGTTGTAGTCGGATCAAACGAAAACGGAACGTATAACTTCAGAGTAAAGGAAGATGTCTATTTGCCTAAGGGCATAGATTTTTTTGATATTGTTGTTGAAGAGTTCACGACTACAGGCAATTCCGGAGCAAATGCGAATGATATCGAAATAGGCGAAATTGACACACTCGACGAATCTCAGTTTTCATATTCTTTTCTTGATTCAGTTGTGAATGTTGTAGAAAGCTCGGGAGGTCAAATTTCTGAAACAGATGATTCTTATCGCGATAGACTCAAACTTGCCTCTGAAAAATTCAGCACTGCGGGAACAGCAGAAAGTTACACTTCTGTTACAAAAGCTCTGGACGCAGGAATTGTAAAGGTGGGAATACTTAAAAGCGGATACACAATACAGTTATATATATTGCCGAAAAATTATGACGGATCATTCAACCTCAATCTTATAGGAGACGGAGCGAGCCAACTGGACAATTTGACTCTTTCCGGACTGACATTAAGCAATACCGACTCCGGGAAACTATACTGGAGTCTGATAGATGTCGCAGGAACAAGAACTTTCCAAATTTATAGTAATTCTGCGAAAACAGTAGCTGTGGCCAATTATGTGGGCGCAGACGGAATAGGAGTCGCAATAACTCAAATCGGCGGCTCAGGTATTTCAGGCACAATTGATCTTGCCTATACCACAGACGATACCGACACAACAAACGAAATACTATCATCAATGCAGCTTGTAGGAATCGTTGATGAAGCTATGTACCCGTCGTCAGGAGTTTCAAAAATAAGACCACTTAACGATATTGTAACAACTCATTTAATCTCAGGAGTTACATATATTATTTCAGACGTGTCATTAGAAATAAGTACTACAAATATTGATTCAATCCGAAACAAAGCGTTGCTGACGATCGATATCTTTATGAATAATTTGAAAAATCAAGTTGGCAAAGATGTCGTTAAGTCTCAAATAGCCGGGCTTCTCTCTGCCATTACAGGTGTTTCAAATGTCACGGTAGAGTTTAACAGCACTCCAGCCACAACGGGAATATCTATCGACAACAGCCAGGTGGCACTAGGAATATTTGATCCTAATAATTTAAATATTACGGTAGCTTAATGAGTGACATATTGAACATTTTCAAGGGCTCGGATGCTACAGGAGCACCGCTGAAAGAAAATCTTTCGGTTAAAGCATTTTCAGCAGCTCTTCAATATGTTTTCTTAGACACCGCCTATACAGGAACATTTTCTCTATCCCATATTCCACTGTTTCAACAACTTGATAAGTTGATGCTTTTTTCAGCTCTTGAAGCAAACACACTTCCAGAAACCGTGCTTGACATTCTTGCCGAACAATTTTCTGTTCATGGCTGGGAATATGTTGGTGAATACAATGTTGTTACTACAATTAAGGATAGAAAAAATGAATTCTTAAAACAAACAATGGATTTGAAAAGACACCGAGGAACTCCTTTCGCAGTCGAAAAAGTGCTCACAAACTTCGGCTATACAAATATAATAATTGTTGAAAACATTTCAGTACTTGCGAAATATGATGGATCGATACAATATAATGGATCGATGCAATATGATGATTTGAAAAACCAGCTTTTCAATGTTGGGATAACATCCGACCACGATCTTAATTTGAAGGAAGAGACAGTTGTTATAAGGCTGATAAATAAATATAAAAAAGAAAGACCGGAATTATATAGGCTTGTAGTGATAGAGCCATCCAATCCGGGAGGACGAACGGTGCAAGTATGGTAAGAATAGTTATATTAATAGCAATTATAATAATCGGAGGATGTGACATGGCTGGAGGATGGAATCCTGATGGAAAAATAACTGATTTTGGCGTTAATTATGTTCAAATGCAAATGCCACTTCGTATTGATGATGTGGAAGGAGACACAGAGCCGGTAAGCACTGCGGCTCTCGGAACATTTAACGAATCGACTGAAATGTTTGCGAGGCTTGCAAACAATGCACAGTTTATCAAAAACAAAATGTTAGTCGAAGATACGCCCTATATAATCGGTGACTTAGCGCAACTTGATGCGCTGCAAGAAACCCTGGATGTTTTAGGGATTATAGTTAAGGGCAAGGTTCTCACAATAACCTTTACCGCACCAATTACTCAAACCGCTGCAAAACCAGTTCTTAAATTAAGTAATATTGGGGGAGAAGGCTCAATAGTAATTAACAACAGCAATCATCTGCTTACCAGAGATGGTAACGAAAATGTTTTTCTTTTTGAAAATGTTAACCCTACTATAACACTTAATAATGCAAACATTTCAGAATCTACCGGAACAGGTGTTTTAGTTCGAGTTTCCGATTGCAAGCATGTCAAAATAATAAGCGGCTTAATTTCAGGAAACACTGGAACTGATAGCGTTGTTGCAGAAAGATCAAGAATTGACATAAGTGTCAACACTTTCGGAAATGGAGGATTCCCTGGAAATATACCAATTACTCTTGCTGATTGTTTAAGCTTAATTCAAAGCAACTCCTTTATTAATAATTCAAATTATTTAGTAAAGGCTATCAGGACTAAATTGTCAGTAGTTTCCAACACTTGCGGCACTGGAAATGTTTCGGGAATATATGCTTTGGAAGGATCTGAAGTCCACTCTTCCGGCTGGAATTCGACAGCAAAACTCTCCGGACTATCATACTATGCAAACTATGGAGCGACCATTATCTTCAATGATTCCGGACAGTTATACACAAACAGTTTGTCTTTCACTCAAACAGGAAACGGTGGAAAGATTGAGGGCATGCTGAGAAAGTCAAACAAGTATATAGCATCACCAGTAACTTTCACTATTACGGCCGCTAACTTGCCATATCTGAATCAATATACAGAAGTTTCTGGGAAAGATATTCCTTACGGAGCTGTTCTGCAATTTATATTAAATTTTGTCTCATCGGAAACTATTTCAAAAGATATAGTCATTCAAGGGTTTGCCGGTGCAGGAGAAATTCAGCTGCTTGGACTAGGCAAAGCTTCTTCTATAATTTCAGGCGGAATCCCTGGCATTGATGCAAACGTAAAAGTTGTGGGAAACACCGCATTAGTAACTCTTGCAAATTTCAGGATCAACACAGCCTCGCCCTCCGAGGGAGCTATTAATATTCTCAATAATCCTGGAAGAGTAATAGTTCACGATATCGCCGCTCGAAACTCAGCGGCTGGGAGCGGCATAAAAGTATCAGGATCCGCAAATACAAAAATCTATGATTGCAACACTGATGCACTCGGAGGTGGTGGAGATGATAACGCTGCTATATATGTAACCGAAAACAGCATGGTAGCAAGCTCAAGTAATGGATTAGTTGATCAAGCTCCGCTGTATGGGCTTTCGGCTACAAATGGCGGAATAATTGCAAAAGTAGATGCTACGCAGCCGCTGGGCAACCCTTCGCCTGCAAATGACGAAAATACAGCAGGCGGTGGAGTCATAAGATAATGAAAAATATGATACTACCAGCTAAGCTACATTCTTATTCTGGAGAGTATGCAACTGTATCTTTGCCACAGATTGACACTTCTGAAATCATTGAAGAAGTTATTGTGTGCACAAGCAATATTTCATCACAAAACCTCCCTCACGTTGGATCGGATGTCCTACTTGTAATTGATAATTTTGGAGACGCTTATATACTAAGCTCTTTCAGCTCAGAGAATCAAACCAGACCCGAAAATTCGGTGAAAGATATCGTTCTCAATACCGGAAAAATTAAAATGAGATTAACCGAAACAGGAAAAATCTCTATTGGAAACGGGACTGAAGAAACATATCAAGAATTGATTAGGCTAGTAGAGAATCTAATAGATGCAGTTGTTCTCACACCTGACGGAGCTGCCTTTTTTTCAGCAGCAACAAAAGCTAAGCTATATGCTAACAAAGAAAATTTAGAAAAACTGGCGGTATAAAATGACATTAAGTGGTGATGCCCTGGCACTTCTGAGATACAATAACTTGGATCTATCCGGCCTTGATACATCTGAAAAAAATGAAGTTTGGCAGGCTCAGAAAAAAAAAGCTAACATAGATATTAATTACCTTGTTGGGAATGCTGTAGTTTTTCCTACCGGAACGCCGCCAATGTCAAATAGCAGCGGGCCGATTGTAGGACAAGGAATATTAACATAGGATAAATTAAATGAGCGCTGATTTTAAAGCAAAACTACTCCTTGAGTTAGAAAACGAATTTTCAAAAGCTCTAAGTATCGCCTCTGACAAAGCCGAGAAAGACGCGGCCAAAGTGGAGTCGCGGTGGGCGAAAGCCACAGCAGGCATTAGAAAATCTTGGGACAAGTCAGCAAATCATATAACAAAAGGAACTCAAAATATAAAATCCGGTTTCCAAACGGTGCTTAAAGGTGCCGCAATCGCCGCTCCTTTGGTGCTGGCAATCAAAACAGCGGCTGACTTCGAAAAAGGCATGGCGGAAATTGCGACGCTCACAAAACAATCTACAAACAGCATCATCAATGATTACGGTGATATAGTCGAGCAAGCACAGATTACGTTCGGAAGGAACCAACAAGATGTTATCAAGGCGCTGTACGATGGATTCTCGGCCGGAGTAGACCAAACAAAAGATGGTGCAAGAGACTATCTTGATGCTACGGGAAAAATGGCCACAGGCGGCGTTACAGATATGAAAACGGCCGGAGATGCGCTCACGTCTGCAAAAAATGCTTGGAAAAGTTCAGGACTTACGTTCACCACTATAGCAGATCAAATGTTTGTTGCCGTCAGGGAAGGCAAGACAACCATGTCTGAAATAGGCTCTAATATTGGGCAGGTAGCGAGCGTAGCAGCAATGGCGGGTGTCTCACTTGGCGAAACTATGTCAGCGTTAGCAGCACTTACAGCAGCAGGTGTGAAAACGCCGGAAGCCATGACACAAATCAAAGCAACGATTTCAAGCCTAATCAAGCCTACTCAAGCCGTAAGTGATGTGTACGAAACCTTGAAGTTGCGTATCGATCCGCTAACCCTGAAAACAAAGGGACTGAAAGGCACCCTCGATTTAATAACACGTTCAGTAAACAAATATACAAAATCAGAGGCGAAGCGTAAATCAATGATGGCCGATTTGTTTCCGAACATTAGGGCATATGCCGGAGTCTCTGCACTGGCAGGAGAGCAATCAGAAAAATTTGCCAAGACGATTGATATGATGACTGAATCAGGCGGATCGGCAGACGGGGCGTATCGAAAGATGGCCGCTACAATTTCAGAAAAATTTAATACGGCTACTCAACAAGCTGCCGTAGCGTGGAAACATTTTGGGGCCGCATCTCTTCCAATCGCTACAAAATTACTTGAAGAAATAGCACCGCTAATTTCACAATTTTCTAAATGGATCTCTGAAAACAAGGAGCTCTCAGGGCAACTTGGTAAAGGAATTCTTGCCGTAGCTGCGCTAACCTCTACATTCGGACTTCTTAAGATGGCGGCCGGAGGAATCAGAGTGGCTTTCGGATTGCTCACTAATCCGCTTGGCGCAATTATCGCCGGAGTAGTTGCGTGGACGTATGTTTTTTCGCAGGCATCTGATGCCACAACTATTCTCGGAGCAGATTTAAAAATTCTTACAAGTGGCTTTGAGGGATTTGCAGCAGTCGCAAGAAAAGTGAAAGGCTTTTTTGGGTATTTGTTTACTGGAGAAATTTCTGAAGATGCGTATGAGGCTGTGAAAAAAGTTGACGAACTGAGCAGAAGACGGGGGGTAGGGGATCTACACACAAGGAAAATGCCCCTATCCGGAAAGTTAGCTGAATCTAACAAAAAAAACAACATTACGAACAAAAACAGAACAACAACTGTAAACAACAATGTTAGCATGCCTGTAACGATATCCGGAGGGGCAGGCAACGAACAATCACAAAAAAAACTAACCAACGATTTTAAAAAAATAGTTGATAATGTTTGGGGTGAGAAAAAACGCTTGCAGCTTAAAACCGAAGGGGGGCTATAATGTCAGAATGGGGACAGCTCGGTCAAGTTATTTTTCAATTCTTAGAATCTCCAGTATATGGAAGTTTTACGAGGTCAAGAGCTGCGAATTATTCGGAGCATAGGCGTATAATAACGAAAGAAGACGGCCTCCTACAGGGGCAAAAACCGCTCAAGCAGATAGCCGGACTGGAGTCAGATACCGTGTCTCTGTCGTTCAAAGTTTCTGCACTTATCTTGGAACAAGTCGAAACATCTCTAGCCGGAAGAGTTGCGACAACTGCCGGATTTGGAGGATCACTTGCAGGATCGGCATTCGGAACATTAAAAGAAGATAGAAGATTTTACACAGATGTTGATGCTTTTCTTTTCCTCCTCAATGACATGCTCGAAAGTCAGAAAAAACAAAACTTAATCATTGGCGAAAATTTCGAGGGTGTTTTCATTATCAAAAGCATTACAGAAAGACGATTTCATTTCCCTGACGGAAGAATAAAAATGGCTGAAATAGATATGCAGCTTGAAGAATATCAGGAGGTGAAATTATGAGTAAAATTATAACAGTCTCCCCGGCTTCAATAGATTTTCGCAGGCAATTATTAAAGACAGAATCAAATGATTCTGAAATAACGATAGCGGCATTAGGAACAGAAGACGTAACGGGAACAGTAACAGCACCCGCCGGCTTTTTTATAGTTCATCCGACTACAGGCGAAAGAGTCATGTCTTATAATTTTCTTTTGGTGGTTGTTGCTCCTGAAGGTGCAAGAACTACAAGTGCTGAAGAATATAGGGAAACAAGCGCAGGACAATTCAGAGGAACAAGTATCGGAGTATAAATATGACCAGAATAGAGCAATTTTCAAATGAAAAAGCAACACTTGATGACAACGATCTTGTCGAAATAGCCAATTCGGCAGCTACGGAAAACGGCTATCCAAGAAGCGAAAAAATGAAGGGATCTACTATAAAAACAGGCGCAATAAATGCATATATTGCTGCTGTGCCTCAAATAAGTGCCGGAGAAATAACAGCCGGAACAGAAACGGCGATACGTAGAACTTCCCCCAAGAATTTAGCTGATTTGGCGGCAATACACGGAGGATCCGCCGCCGCCGCCGCAAACGGGAACTTCATCACAAATCCATATGCAGAAACAGATTTAACAAATTGGGATTCCTCAGATCCCACAAATTTCATATTAACAAGAGACACTACACAGGCTAACAAGATCAAGGGTGATGGATCCTTCAGGATAGCCAAAGCGGCATCGGATCAGCAAAACGATTATGTGTCAACTGCTTTTTTTGTTGATGATAATTTGAAAAACGGAAATCTATTTGAAATAAATTTTGAGTATTATGTTTCCGGTACATACTCGAACGACTTAATTGTTGAAATCTATGACGTAGATAATACAGCAACGGTACAACTCGGGTTAGACACCGTACAGAGTACCTCTGTTAAGCAGTTTCACAGCTATTTTGTTACATCGAATAGCAACAATTATCAATTAAGAATAAAAGCAAACACCGCATCTACGGCAGCATATCAAATAACTTTTGACAATGTCGAAGTCAAAATAGCAGACCCCGTAACATGGGAAAGCGAAAGCCGCACAATCGCTATTTCGGCAGCTATGACAGCGGCACAGTTTCAGCAACTAATTGATCTTGCAGGAAAAAATCTTAAAGAAAATACTTTGACATTCAAGCTCGCAGATGGAGTTCACACACATACAGATAGAGTTTCATTTGATAATTTTAAAAATGGAATAATTTTTGTAGACGGCAACAGCTCTGACAATACAAAAGCAACTACAAAAACAGTTTCAATAAGAAAATCAGATCCTGCAAATATAACGTTATTAGAAGTTAATAATTGTGATGCTACAGTGTTAATAAGATATCTTGACCTTGCGTTACAACATACCGCAGCGGGACAAACCAACGTTCAATTTGTGGCATGTAGGTCTGCGCACCTACAATTTTGTGCTATTCATACAGCAAACTTAGTTGCAGGAAATTACAACATTCTTGGAGTTGAAAGCAGACTTGCTCTGCTCAGCAACACAATTGGGAATTGTGATGTCGGCATTGCCGCATGGCAGGCATCGTTAGTCAGCGTAAGCGACTGCGCAAATTGGACGAGCGGAAACGCTACGAAAGCTCAAGCGATAGGAGCTTCTTCAATTGCATTGTCAGCGTCCACGACAATGACTGGCGCAATTGCAGAAATAGACGGCGGCCAGGTGTGGCCATAGAGGAAAACAATGAGTAATAGCATATCCCTTAAGATAGTTTTTGTGCCTATTGCAGAAGCTGAGTATAGCGGAAATATTGTAATAGTATCAGACGCTATAAGTTCACCAGACAGTGTCGCTGTTTCGGGTATTGGATACGATGCAGAGCTTGAAGAAAACACTTACGAGCTTTTGACCTCCGATACGAGGTGGGACATGCTCAGCAAGAGATGGTTCGGCGTTTTTGATTATGTCCAGGAAATTAAAGACGCAAATCCGCAAATTTCTATCAAAACAAAAAGAGCCTTTTACGTTCCGGCAGGTGTGAAAATTATAAAACCTGACATAGAAAATTTGAGCACAGTTGCAAACGTTACAATCCCAGAATGGAGGTCAACATAATGCAACTAATACAAGCCTTTCGGATAATTCACCGAGGCGAAGACATAACTGATGAAATAAGGCACGATTTATCATCAATTGTTATTGATGACAGGATCGGTCTTGAATCAGATAGCCTTTCAATTACTTTGAAAAACGACAGTTTGGTCTATTTGAAAGCTTTTTTGCAGGGCGATTCTATAGCCGTAGAAATAACCGACATGAGTAATAATGTTCTTAACTCAGGATCTTTTCAAATTGACACAATTTCCGGAAATATAGGAGATAATTCTATAATAACAATAGAGGCTCTTTCAGCAAGTGCCGTGGAAAAATCTTTCACAAAGCAAATTAATTATTCTCGCAGAAGAGTCTATCTGGACACGCTGCTACAGGACGTTTTGAAAAAAATAGACATTTCTCTTTTCTATAGATTCATGAAAAACAAAGGCGCACCTTGGAAACTAAGTTTAAAAAACATTAAACATTTTGAAGAAACTATAGGCAGTATAGTCTCTGAATATGCCGAAATGTTCCGATGCATTATAAAAGTTCATAATGGGAAACTTGTTTTTTCTGATAAGAAAAGTTTTGAAAATGACAAAGTTGTAAAGTATTTCAAAATAGGTCGTGATGCCATGTCAGATTTTTCTTACCAGCTTATCACAAAGCCTTACAAAATAATCAAAACCAGCTTTTATGACCCCAAAAAAGGGAAAAGAATTTCAGACGAGCGGGCAAGTTCGAGCACTCTTACAAGCGGCGAAACAAAAACATTAATAAAAAAATTGTCGGATAAAAATGTTGCGCAAGCTATCGCCGAGAGTGTCGACAGTTATGATCGCTTCATAGTGGATTTTAAAACTTTTGGAGATGTTCAGCTTGTTGCGGGCGCTGTTATTGAACTATCCGAAATATATGGATTTTCGGGAAAATATCTCATAAAAAAAGCAACGCATGAGATAAATAACGAAGGATGGACAACGAGATTAAATGTAGTCAACTTATTTTAATAATTGGAGAAAAAATCATGGCAAATAACGTTGTTACGATTGATAATAAGTATCAGCGCAAGGAGTTATTGTTACCAAAAGTAATTCCTGCTGGGTCGGGATATACTGAGCTTGAATCTATTCTTAACTTAGAAAACGATAATGAGGGCGTAGATGCTAGAAATAAGGATTCTTTGTTTTTCATTTTCAAAATTGCAGGAACGATGCCAATTAATACTGAAATTGTGATAACACCCATCATCAATACTTTTTCCAGTCTTGACGATATTACAGTTCTATGCGGAACCATCACAGACGATAATCTGATAGTTCGTGTAGAAGGAAATGACACAATTAGAGATGCTGACAAAGTTAAAATAACATTCCGATTCGTTCAGGGTGCGTTTGCCTACACTGTAACCGAGCTATCAAGCTCAGTAAAAAAAAAAGATGAAATAGAATCCGTTTCAGATGCGGCCTATGCTCCAAGCTGGAACGGAGACACTTCAACAGCTGCATCAAAAAATGCGTTGTATGATATCATAGCCAGTCTTGTTGGTGCTGGAGTAACTTCATTTAATGGTCGTACTGGAGCTGTTTTTGCCGCTTTTGGAGACTACACCGCGACTTTAATAAAAAATACCCGAATTGATCATTCAGGAAACGGCAATATTTCAGTTAATGATATCGGAAAGGTTCACCGAGTTTCAGCGGCCGCTGTTTTGAATATTCCTGCCGGAACAACTGCAATGATAGGGCAGGCAACAACATTCGTGAAGTGGACCGCTGGCGAAATTGACTTGCAGTTTGACGGGGCCGATGTAATTATGGATTCTGCTGTAGGTGCATTATTAAGAAATTCCACTGCGGCAGAGGAAAAAATAGCAACAGTAACAATAATGTTTATGGGAAACAATGAGTGGATTGTCACTTCTTCAAATGGTAGTTGGTATACAGTTTAAAAAAAGGAGTTTAAAATGAAAATTATATCAAACATTTCGCAAAGCACAAAAGAGATCTTTTCCGAAAGTGGCGGAAAACTTTCTCTATCAAGACTTGTTTCAGGATTTATTGTGATTACAATCATGATAGTTTGGGCGATTGTTTCGCTGCATCATATGCAGCTTCAAAGTTTTCAGATAGGTGATTCAATCCCGCTGGCAATTGCCGCAATTATCAAAATTGGAAGCAAGCCTTTTGAAATAAGCAAAACAAAAAAGGAGGCTATTGATGAAAAGTAAGACGCTATTTTTATTAATTATTTTACTGTCCTTTGCAATTTTCGGTTTTAAAACTCATGAAGCAAAGTACCCTGACGGCTCCGCAAATGGGCAGCTATTGTTCTGGAATGACACAGCTGATACCTGGGAGTTCACAGATGTTTCCGAGCTTGTATGGGAAGATACCGGGAAAAATCTTGGAGTTGGAAAAAGTATCCCCGTATACCCATTGGATGTCTACCGAGCAACGGGTGCCGCGGCTCTAAGATTAGAGTCTGGAGGAACCGGAGGAGGAGATTACTCGTTTTTGTGGATGAAAACAGCAAATACGGATTTCAGCATTACAGCTCAAAATCAAACGCTCGCTTGTTACGACGGGACTGCCAGCGGGTATGCTTGGGCGAGTAAGAATCTTAACTTTGGAGTTGGAACGTCAAACCCAACGAGCAAGTTACAAATAGATGTTGCTAATAACAAAAATGTTGTTGGAGCAACGATAAATCAAAATGACACAACAAACAATCCGGTAGGTGTTAATTTAACCAATACTGGCACTGGCGATTCTTTGCGGATCAACACAAACCAGCTTGTTTTTGATAGCTCAGGGAATTTATCGATCTCGGGGGCTGTTATTGCTAACAATCTTCATCCGGAGCAGATCAAAACCGTGGCGGCAACTGGAGCTGATTATAGCACAATACAAGCTGCAATTAATTCAATAACAGATGCAAGTGCCTCCAAGCCATATATTTTGGAAATTGCTCCAGGGGTATACACCGAAAATTTAACTTTAAAAAACTACGTCCACTTCAAGGGGATCGGAACCGGAACAGAGGTTGTAATATTCGGAACGAGTGGGACTCTTGTAACTACACCAAGCACATCATTCAGAGCTGAAAACATCCTTTTCCAAATGACACCTACCGCATCCGGTGCGATTATGATTGACTCATCGGCAGGCGGTAACAATCAATATATAAGCTGCGCCTTTGTCATGCAGAGTGCTACAAATGGAATTACCGGAACGGTATTTCAGGAGGGGTCTGATAACCTCTTTACATTGCAGAATTCAGCAATTATCTATCAGATGTCCGGAAGTGCTGCCGGGGTGAACACACACACGATAGTAAACAAGACATCTACCGCTCAGATTGTAATCGCACGATTAAACATCATCGTCTCAGTCGGCGACATTGACGATGATGTTGTAGCATGGGTGGACGGCTCTACTGGTCAAGCAACTTATGACGGGATCCTGGCCAATTTTACGGCAACAAATGCATCTTATTCAGGGAACTCTTCGTTTTATTTTAACACTGTTTCAGGGAACAAGACATTTGCCAGGAACAATATAACTATGACCTCAGCGGGCGGTGGAACCGGAAATTTCGTAAAAATGGATACGACAACAAATGATGGAATTGTTGATACTCTGGGGAATAATATTTCTGTAACAGGATTTGATTTAAATTATTTCTCCGACAATGCAAATGGCGATATAGTCAACTCTTTTTCAGATAATGTCTTGGCGTTAAGCGGATCAACCGGAGCTGGGACAGTCGCGATGGGGACAACCGCCGAGGCGAAGTTGACGGGGAACTCTACCTCTACAATCGTTCCAGCTGGTAGCGTCGGAGCAAAAGTTAAAATAAACGGAGGCACCGGATTTGTTAGTTCATATCTCCAGCGAACAACGCTAACAAACACAGGACATTTAAAATATGTCGGAACAAATAACGAATCGCTGCTGTTAGACGGGAATATCTATCTTGAGCCGGCTTCGGCAACCAAAAATATCTCTGTACAGTTTTGCAATATTCACTCTCATTATTCGTTTACAACAACATTTACAAATGCTACAAACGTAATTAATGAGGTTGGAACAGCCCTGAGCGATGGAGATACAATAATGTTTCTGAACACTGCCGGAACATTACCGACTGAAATTAGGAAAGACATTGTATATTATGTTGTCAATAAGGCCACAAACAGCTTTCAAGTATCTTATAATAGCGGAGGAGCGGCAGTAGCCTTCACGGACGATGGCACTCCTACGAATAGCTATAATTTAGTTAATTTATTGGGCTCGGCTCCAGCGTCTCCAGTTGCTGCAAACAGTCCCCGGGATCTAGTGCCACATGCCCTAGCCAGAGTCGAAACAAATGATGAGATAATTGTTGTAATTTCGAACATCGACGATGCGGTAGACATTATGGTAACGAACGCTTATTTTCGAGTAGTTAATTAATAAAATGACTGAAGAAGCTACAAAACAAGTCGGCAACATCATCTCCGGAATATTCCAAAAATACGGAATATGGGAAAGTCTCGTTGTTACAGTTGTACTTCTAATCGTTTTATCTATATTGTCAATTTTGGTTTTTAAAACTCGATATTTTCTTAAATTTATGGGCCTGTTTTGGAACAATAAAAACCCCCCTCTCAACATTTCTGATTTGAATGACCCCGAGAAATATTACACTAAACTACTCCACCATTCAGTGTTTTTAGAAATGTATTATTTCCATAATAATGAGATCCAAAAAATAAAAGTTTCAAACTGCCCGTATCAAACGCTCTGTCTCAAGATCTTTTTTACAGAATCGATAAAATTTATGATCCCAAATCAAAAAAAAAAGCTTATGGATATTCCGACATTGACGCAGACCTACGCGGACATGAACGAAATTAGAGTTTCAATAAAAAAACAATTTGACCTCTGCAATCTTCCGGTAGAATTTACAATTATTATGGAAAAAATTCAAGAAGAGATTACACTAACCACCTATAAGAAAATTCAATATATTTTCACAGATGCCTCTCGTCCGAAAGATTATTTTACCATTCGACTTGCGTTATTAGACCTGCAATCTTGTTTCAACCAGTTTGTTTTTTATTACTCAAAAAACCAATATCTCCAGCCGAATGTTCGGCTGGAAGAAATATTAAAAAAAAGATATCAAAAAACCCCATTTATTTTAAGAAATCAGTAGGAGATTTTATGCACCTTTTTTCAGAGATAAAAATGACAGAACCGTATAAAGATTTAAAAATAAAAAGAGTTTACACTGTACCCAGATTTGTTGCGGAATTTCTAAACCATTTTGGGAAAGCAATTATTATTCAAAACCTCGAAAGACCGACCATGACGGAACTGACTATTTTAGATAATTATTAAATTTCATCCTCCATAAATTATTGTTATTTTTCCCGTCAATTCCTCTATTTCTTTTTTCATTTTCTTTGAGTTGCTATTTTTTTTTGAAAGATGTAACAAATGTATTTCCTCAACTAAATGTAAATCGTTAGCAGAAAGAAAACCTTTCAAATTCTCAAGCGACATGTGCGATTCCAATAATCTTTTTGCTTGCGAATAATTAACGATTCCTTTTTCAAGATTCTCTTTCAGGATAGTTTCTATGTAATTACATTCAATCATTATGTGCGTAAGATTTTTGAATTTATATTTTATATAAAAAGTGTCGGTGGCAAACAGCAGTTTTTCTTTTGTAATTCTTGATTTTATTAAAAACCCTACAGATCCTACGCAATCATGTTGTGTTTCAAAAGGTAGAATTAAAAAAGACCCAACCTCATAAGTCGCAAGCGGCTTTATTTCTTTGCCTCGCTTTATTCCGCAAGAAGAAAGAGTTTCTTTTGTAGCAAGAATATCGATACCGCTATCAGTTATGTTTTTTGCACTTCCTGAATGATCTTTATGGCTGTGAGAAATCAGGCATCCAGAAACTTTACTAAGCTGGAAGTTCAACCCTTTTTTGATTTTTGCGACAGGTATTCCGCACTCAATTAGCAGACGAGTTTCCCCGTCTGCTATATGGTAGCAATTTCCGCCACTCCCTGATGCCAGAGTTTTAATTTCCATTTAGAATCCGGGATCTTGCGGAAACAAACTTTCCTGTATTTCTGCTTGCTTTTTCTCAACATTAATATTTTCTTTTTCTTTAATTATTGGTGAAATCTCTTCTACATCAATATATTCCTTGTTCGCATTTTCTGAGATCTCTGATTCCACTTTCGCAAACGGCGTTTCGTCTTCCAACATTCCAGCATCATAATTCATATAACCGTCCAAGCCATACATAAAATCAATAAGTTGAAATTCAGCAACTTTTTGTAACATTACAAGAGGCATCGAATGCCAGAATTTTGAAACTGACCCATCTTTCTTCGTTTGCACGAAAGATGAATAATTAGCCTCTTGTGAATATGTAACCTCATTACCGTTTTCAAGTATAGTCAACTCTGCAACTGCAACTAGATCCTCCTCTAGTATCCATTTCCCATTTTTCAGCATTGGTATTTTCTTAATTACACAGTGCGTCCTGGGTGGCATGTTCATTCCTTTTTTTCTGGCAATTATTCTTGCCCCCTTCCGCCCTATCATTGGCTCAAATTTTTCCACCCACATACCATTAACTTGAGATCTGCGGGAGACTATATAAACTTCTTTCCGGATGAGTGACAAATCATAATTTTTCGCCATTTCTAAGCAATATAGCAGCTCTCCGTCCGAAATTCCGGGCGCGAGCTGCTTTTTTATAATGCTTATTTCAGCGGGTGGGATATCCATCTTTTTTATAAAATAATCCTCGGCCTTTGATAGTTGCAAATTTACAGCTGTTGTTTCTTCTTTTTTCATTTTTCCATCTCCTAATTTTAATTTATTATCGTGAGAACCTTACAAGATTCATCAACATATAGTTTTATAACTTGATTTTTCATTCCCATCAAGTTTGTGTTACTTTCGCAATTATCTACGAAAACAGGCACCCTCAAATTATAATAATCCGAAAGAGTATTAATTATATCAAGGCTACAGTTCATTTTAGCTCCTTTATTCATAGATTCGTATCGGATGCCTTTATAAGTGCAATGACAGGCCTCGCTTACGCCACCATTTATTTGATCTTCAAACAAGGTGAATTTACATATTTTGAATTTTGAGTTTATTTTTTCTTCAAGAAGTTTTGCTCTAGTTCTTGAAAAAGTTTCAATTAAAAAAAGCTTCTCGTCAATTTCCTCTATTTTAGAAGAAACATTTTTAAATTCTTTATTCAATTCAACAATTCTCTCATCAATATTTTTAAGAGTTTTGAAAAGCAAAATTGACTCTTGAAGAACTTCCTTTTCTTTCTTTTTATCTTTAATTTTATCTTTAATTTTATCTGTCTCAAATTCTGAGTTTTGAGTTATCCCTTCTATAGATTTTTCAATCAAATAGATGTCTGATCGTAATTTTTCTAACTCAGGTGTATTAAAATCAGGCGTGAATTCCTTCTCTTTAATTGCTTTTTCAAGATTTGTTATTTCTTTTTGTTTCAAAGAAATTTCACTCTCCTTGCTGTCAATTGCTCTTTTGTTCTTTTCAGAAAAGTTAATACAGCTTTCAATAGTTTCTTTTTTTATAAGTCCTGAATCTCTTATGCTTTTGAGATTCTCAACTTTTTTATAATTGAATTCTTTTTTCAGCTTCTCTAACATTTCCGTAGTAGCCTGTGCCGCATGATCGCAAGGAATCCCCAGCGGACAGCGAATCGATTTAGCCGACTCAAAGATATTTCCATTTATTTTGACATATTCAGCTCGCAAACTATCTCTTTCATTAGACAGTTTTTTTAAGTCTTCTTCAAAATTTTCATTTTTATTTTTTAAAAATTTCAAGGCATTTTCTAATTCATAAAGTTCTGATTTTTTTACTCTCAGAACAGTTCGCTCCTTCTCATCGTTTTTTGAAACTTTTGTTTTAATGATGTTTGTGGCATCTATTATTCTTGTTTCAATTTCGGCTTTGCGTTTTTTAAGCTCAGTAATTTCCGAGCCATTTTCAATCTTAATTTTTAATTTTTCAAGGTTGTCAATCTCAAAATCGAGACTTAAAATATCTCTCTCAATGTCGTTCTTGCTCAAAGTTGCTGTGTCCGGCTTGTTTTTTTCGGCCTCGTCAATCCGTGTAGGAATTTCTTGTTCAAGAGCAACTAATTTTTTCCTTGAATATTTTAATGTTGCTTCCATGTCCTCGATAGATTTTTCCAAGAGCTCGGACCTAAGACCCTCAAGTTTTGGGTTATGCTCAAAGATATCCTCTCTTTCAACATCACCGGATAATGTAATAAGGAGCTCGCGTCGGTCTTTCCAAGGTAGAATTTCATTGAAAAAAACGGGGTTGTTCAACGTCTTTATAGTTTCAATATCTCCCGCAATTTCATTAATTTTTTCATAGAACTTACTTTTTGACAACGGCGTTTCATTTATGAAATATGTTGTCGTATTTCCAGTGAAGTTTTTTTGTTTTTCTCCTTTTGTCGGAACCCATTTTTCCTTAAATGTTTTTTTGATAAGGTATTCATTTCCATCTATCTCTATAGTTTCCTCTACTACAGTTTCGAGACCGTTTTTTATCGTCTTGTCCGGATTTCTTGGCTTTATTTCAAAACCTTTTTCAGGAGCCTGATCAAAGGTGTCCTTGTCAAGCCACAGCCAGCTATTTGCATCAGCCAGCGTTGTTTTCCCGGTCTCGTTAATGCCTCGTACGCTGCCGTTTTCGCCGTTCAGCTCCAGAACATAGTGCGATACTCCTTTGAAGTTTTCAAGCTTCATTTTCATCAATCTAATCGTTTTCATATTCATTCTCCTACTTAAGATGTTTTCTAAGTAATTCTTCTATCTTCTTCCACTGCTTCCTGCGAGCACTAGCACGAGCAGCATTAGTAGCAGAAGCAGCAGCAGAAGCATCAGCATAAGCATAACCAGCATAATCAGCAGCATAATCAGCAGCATAATCAGCAGCATAATCAGCCGCAGCCACAGCAGCATAAGCAGCATTAGTAGCAGCCTTAGCAGCAGCATTAGCAGCCTTAGCAGCAGCAGCATTAGTAGCAGCATAAGCAGCAGCCTTAGCAGCAGCAGCATAATCAGCAGCCTTAGCCTCAGCAGCATCATAAGCAGCAATCCTCAGCACGTCTAATTGCTCGTCAGAGATCTCGCCGGCGTGCCACCGGCGCATGCCTGAGATAAGGTCCCTTACCCGCATGTCGCCAGGACATTCTTTCTCAAAAATATGTAGCACCGATTCTGCTACATCGGCAAGAAAGATGCAGTAATCCCTATACTGTTGTGTTCTCAATGCCCATACGGCATCTTTTATCCCATTAGAGGTTAAAATCTCCATTATGGAGATCTCTTTACCAAGCTGCTCTTCTGTAAGGTCCTCATGTAACTCTGTACCGAGTTTGTTGGTGCAGAGTTTGACCCAGCCAGAGGAGCATGGATCATAACTGTAGATTTTTTCAAATGTGGTCTTCATCTTTCATCCTTATGCTTTTTAGTTTTAACAATCCTAACAGAGATATTATTTCTACGCATCTTCGGCTGGAACAACTTAAGCCAGTTAAGACCGTTCGCAAGCGCGTAGATAATAATTATTGAAGATAAAAAGTAAATGAAATCCTCAGCATTAAGCGTTGTCAATTGTGCCTCCCTCTCTGATATTTTGGTCAATTTCTTTGATAGAGTCGAACCTTTCGAGTCCGACCTTGTAAGTTTTCCATCCGGCCGGATAGAGTTTTCTCAGACTGGCATAGAAATCAACTTTATTATTTCGAATAACAAGCTGATTTTTCCAGTTTTCCTTATTAAGTGTTTGGGGAAGTTGCCCCACAATAAATGCGAAATCAGTTCTTGATATCAACATTGTTTTTCCTCCTCCTTCCTAGGTGTTTTCTAAGTAATTCTCCTATCTTCTTCCGCCTCAGTTGCCCATGGCACAACAAAAGTTACTTTTGCAAGGCAACATAGCAGCCATGGAGTTATCGTTCCATGTAGCCGAAATTTCAATTTCCGGTTTTTTGAAATGTAAATTCATCTTTCATCTCCCTTCCCAAGATGCTTTCTAAGTAACATTTCTATCTTCTGCCACTGCTCTCTGCGAGCACTAACATAATAAGCAGCCGCAGAAGCATCAGCAGCATCAGCATAACCAGCAGCACTAGCAGCAGCATAAGCAGCAGCATTAGCAGCAGCAGCCACAGCATCAGCAGCATAATAAGCAGCAGCCACAGCATCAGCATAATAAGCAGCAGCAGCATAATAAGCAGCATCAGCATAATAAGCAGCATCATAAGCAGCAATCCTCAGCACGTCTAATTGCTCGTCAGAGATCTCTCCGGCGTGCCACCGGCGCATGCCTGAGATAAGGTTCCTTACCCGCATGTCGCCAGGGAACTTTTTCTCGAACAGATGTAGCACCGATTCTGCTACATCTGCAAGGAAGAGGCAGTAATTCCTATAATCCTGGGTTCTCAATGCCCATACGGCATGTTTTATCCCATTTGACTCCAAGATTTCCAAAATGGAAATCTCTTTCTCAAGCTGCTCTTCTGTAAGGTCATCATGTAACTCTGTTCCGAGTTTGTTGGTGCAGAGGGTGACCCAGCCTCTGCCGCATGGATCAAAACTGTATATTTCTGCAAATGTGGTCTTCATCTTTCATCCTCCTTCCCAAGGTGTTTTCTAAGTAATTCTTCTACCTTCTGCCACTGCTCTCTGCGAGCAAGAGCATCAGCAGCCTTAGCAGCAGCATTAGCCTGAGCAGCATCAGCCACAGCAGCAGCAGCCACAGCATCAGCCGCATAATAAGCAGCAGCAGTAGCATTATTATAATAAGCAGCGTCAGCATAATAAGCCGCCGCCACATCATCATCAATCCTCAATTCAGCAAGCTCCTCATCAGAGAGGGATCCGGCGTGCCAACGCCGGATCCCTGCGATGAGGTTCCTGAGCCGCATGTCGCCAGGACATTCTCTCTCAAATAAATGCAATACTGACTCTGCTACATCTGCAAGGAAGAGGCAGTAATCCCTATAATCCTGGGTTCTCAATGCCCATACGGCATGTTTTATCCCGTTTGAGTTTAAGATTTCCAAAATGGAAATCTCTGTGGCGAGCTGCTCTGCTGTAAGATGCATGTCATCATGTACCTCTGCACCGAGTTTGTTGGTGCAGAGGGTGACCCAGCCTGAGGAGCATGGATCAAAACTGTATATTTCTCCAAAGGTCGTTTTCATATTCATTCTCCCTTCCCAAGGTGTTTTCTAAGCAGCATTTCTATCTTCTGCCACTGCTTCCTGCGAGCACTAGCAGCAGCAGCATTAGCCTCAGCAGCAGTAAAAGCATAACCAGCCACAGCAGCATAAGCAACTATAGCGTCGCAAATACTAGCATTGCAAGCACTCTCTACGATATCTTCTGCCGTCGGCTCGTTTTTTTCTTGAGATGTTGAAGAGTATGCCGCACGGGCAGCGGCCTCCGCACCTACCGAAATTGAGCCACTCACAGCATCATAAGCAGCAATCCTCAGCACGTCTAATTCCTCATCATAGATATCACCGGCGTGCCACCGCCGGATCCCTGCGATAAGGTCCCTTACCCGCATGTCGCCAGGACATTCTTTCTCAAAAATATGTAGCACCGATTCTGCTACATCGGCGATGAAGAGGCAGTAATCCCTATAATCCTGGGTTCTCAATGCCCATACGGCATGTTTTATCCCATTAGAGGTTAAAATCTCCATTATGGAGATCTCTTTCTCCTCATGTAACTCTGTACCGAGTTTGTTGGTGCAGAGTGTGATCCAGCCTGAGGCGCATGGATCATAACTGTAGATTTCTCCAAATGTTGTTTTCATATTCATTCTCCCTTCCCAAGGTGTTTTCTAAGCAGCATTTCTACCTTCTGCCACTGCTCTCTGCGAGCACTAGCACGAGCACTAGCACTAGCATCAACAGCATAAGCAGCAGCATCAGCAGCCACAGCAGCATAAGCAGCAGCCACAGCAGCCTCATCAGCAGCAGCAGCATAAGCAGCAGCCACAGCCTCATCATAATAAGCAGCATCAGCATAATAAGCAGCCGCTATAGTATCATCAATCCTCAATTCAGCAAGCTCCTCATCAGAGATCTCACCGGCGTGCCACCGCCGGATCCCTGCTATAAGGTTCCTGAGCCGCATGTCGCCAGGACATTCTTTCTCGAACAGATGTAGCACCGATTCTGCTACATCTGCAAGGAAGAGGCAGTAATCCCTATAATCCTGGGTTCTCAATGCCCATACGGCATGTTTTATACCATTTGACTCCAAGATTTCCAAAATGGAAATCTCTGTGGCGAGCTGCTCTGCTGTAAGATGCATGTCATCATATAACTCTGTACCGAGTTTGTTGGTGCAGAGGGTGACCCAGCCTCTGCCGCATGGATCATAACTGTAGATTTTTTCAAATGTTGTTTTCATCTTTCATCCTCCTACTTTCTTAAATATTTCAAAGTTGTTTTATCCTCTGTAAGTATGTTAATAAAATAAAGATTGTCAAGGTATTTTTAACCGTTTGTTTAAAAAACTGGCCGTCCCTTGCCCACCCTATGACTAGACGGCTAAATAGAGAACAGATGCACCGAAGGCGGCGGAACTTATGAATCCAATTAAAATTCCTGTAAAAAGCTTTGTCTTTTTTTCTGCCTGTAACTCCAGAAAAACAGCTGGGTAGATTGTTTCCACAATCGCAGTTTCATAATCTACTCTATAGCCGAACCGGCTTTCAGAAAAAGACGGATGCCAGCAAGGTTGTTCTTTTTCGTACGGAAAGTGGTTCAAGTTGTCAAGCATCTTTGACAACCTACAGACTTGGAAATTTTCATAATAATAAAAATAACTACAACTGAGACAATTCGCCGCATCTATTCCCATCACTTTTTTTAACATGTTTTTTTGATTTTTATCCATTTTTATATCTCCCGGAAAGCTTTTGTTACAACTTGTGTAGTTTAGCAACCTACCAAGACTTTCATAATTCCCCTATTTCCACCTCAATTCCGCCTATGTACCCCCAGACTTTTTTGATGTTTTTATACGATGACAGCTGTCTGTCGTCGTCAAACACCCCAGCTTTTTGCATAGAGTCAAATAACGGTTTTAAGCAATTGTCTATGTCTGGAGTCTGAATGTGCGCCGTTCCGAAATACGCTTTCTTCTTTTTTTCACTCCAGCTTTTTGGCATCTCAAAAACAAGCAGCACGTTTTCAATAATTAACGGACCTGAAAGTTTTCTGCTACCAAATTGAGAAGCAACAAGAAGTTGTAAGTCATTCATGTATTTTGCTTTTTTTTTAGGGATATAAGCCCTAATATGACCTAGTTTATTGCTGCCTATTTTTACAGACTGTTTCGGCTGCGGATTTATTGGGAAACTGAATGTATACTTCATCCGCACTCTCTCCTTATATTTTTAAGATCCGCTTGTTCTGCTAATGTAGAATGTTCCGTGTATTCTACATACTCACATATCGGATTAGAACAGAACAAAAAGTCCTTATCATAAATTTCCCTGATCCCAAAATAATTAATATAGCTCCCCGAGATTTTCAGGAGCTCTTTTTTGCAGACGGGACATTTCATTATCTCCTCCATTTATTTATGTCATTCTTTCAATTTGATAGAGTATCCCTTTTAGCAATTTACGAACTAACCATATCTCATGCTCAACCATATAATTGTCAATCGCTTGTTTCCGGCAGGACACGGGATCTTTATCATATTCAGTTTGCAGAGTTTCATATTCGTGTAAGATGGAAACATACCCTGCCCTCAGAAACTCCAGCCTTTCCGGAGTCTGTTTGGAAATCTTTATTTTATAGCTCATTATTATATAAGCTCCTTTATTTTATCCTCAATTAACTCGAACAGGTCATCACCGAGATCTTTGGCAAGACCTAATTTTATTAATACCTCTTTTGCTTGTTCTCCGGCAACCATATATCTGTGCCGACATATATCATCATCATCATAACCTGTGCTTGTAAGATACTGATCGCACATATAGACAAGCGCAAGAATAATATCATTTGTATTAATGTCGGCTTGTTGATCCTTGTACCGTTTTTTCATCTTTTAGCAAGCACACTCTTTAATAAAAACTCATCTAGCAAAAGCATAATAATAAAAACAGCAATGTCAAGAAAAGATTGCATTGCGAATTAAAAAAGATTGCAAAGTGATTTGAAAAGTGTATGCTAAAAAAGTAAATTATTAATTGAAGGAGATTAAAATGTTGAAAAGAACCGTTACACTACAACTGAACCATGAACAATTTGCTTGGCTTTCACTTTTTTCTCAAGCAGGGAACATATCAAAACGAGAGTTTTTTATGAGGTATCTTGATGAAAAAAGGGAAGAAATTCCCTCGCCGAATTCCTATATCAAGAAGAAGGCAATTGAAAAATTTTCAGGAGAAGAAAAGAAATGATGGTACGCTGAATTAATCGTATCGTGCAGTGAAGATTTTAGTTTTTTTGATGGTCCTTATGTGGAATTAGTCTAGTTTTAAAAAAATATTGACAAGCTTCGCTACTTTACATATCTTTACCCATCTTTATTAAAAAAGGAGCTGCGATGATTGAATTAAATAGAAAAGAAATAGCTACCGTTATGAAAGTTTCCGGGGTAACAATAGACAACTGGAGACGAAAAGGTATGCCTTTTCATCGGCCAAATAATTTAGACAGATGTGTCTTTTTCTTTGAGGAATGCTATCTCTGGAGAAACGGAAAACCAGCTCCCAAAGAAAAAATAAAAGAAGTCAAGGAAGTTAAAAACTCTGATAAAGGGGAAGAATATGACAATTCATAGCTGGCGAGATATGTTGATGGATCTCGAAATTTCGTCAAAAGCAAAGTTGATTGGCTTTTGTCTTGCACAATATTATAACCCAAAAGGAAAAACGTACCCATCACTCCCAACCCTTGAAAATGTTTCAGGATTTTCAAGGAATACTGTTTTGAGAGCTATTAGAGAGCTCGAAGATGTTGGAATTATAAGGAGAGAGAAAAAAATAGTTCGTGGCAACTCGTTTAAATCATGCTTATATTCATTCATAGGTGCCACAGGTGAACATATGAATGAACATATGAATGAACAGGTAATTGAACAGTCAATTGAACAGTCAATTGAACAGTCAATTGACGGTTCATTCATAGGTGCCACAGGTGAACACGAAGAAGCTAAGAAGATTAAGAAGATTAAGAAGATTAATAAAAAGAAAATAGCTAAAGCTATTAAAGAAAAAAAACTTTCTCTTGACGAAAGGATTAAAAAATTTTCAGAGGAGCTTAATTCTAAAATAATCTCTCTGGAATATCCGCCTGAACTGATCTCTGATTTTTTTTATTATTGGAGCGAGCACAATCCTGACGGAAAAAAAATGAAATTCGAAATGCTGCAAACATGGGATCTTAACCGCAGACTCCAAACGTGGAACAGAAGAGGAAATTATATAAAAGCATGGGTAGAAATGGATGAGCGCAAGAAAAAAGCTGAAGAAACTGAAAAGGAGAAATACAAAAATGAAAAACTAAGAGAACATTATGAAAATAAAATAACAACAGGAAATAGAGAAGGCGGAATTTTTGGATTAGACGGGAAGGAAATTTTATGAATGAAATAAAAGAAAAAATCAGAAAAAAATTTTCGACAGCAATAGACACTTTCGGACTTGACGTAATCCTTGCGGAAAATACAAGCTCTACGCTTGAAAGAGCTTTTGGAAAGTTTCTGGAGTCAGAAACGAAATATCCAGGGTACAAAAGTTTTGAAAATCAAGTGCGCTGGGCAAATGATAAAAGTGACAGGAAAGATAGATCCAGAAAAGACGGATCGAAAATAAATGATTTGATTGTTCAAAATCCTGAATACACTCAAAAAATAAGATTGGCAGAAAATGACGGATTCAGCCATGCAGCTATCTACGAGTTAATAAGACTCTGGGGAAGAACCGAAGATTTGAAGAAAAAACTTGAGATCGCGACAAAACTCTGGAAAATAACTAATCAGACTGGAAAAAAAAAAGTAATCGAAAAATTAGTTTATGACATCTTCAGCTCTGGCTATATTAGAAGAGCGTGGCAAGTAACAAGAAAATCGATCTATCATAACGAGAGTGGGAATAGTAAGAAGATCGACGTCGATCAAGAGGCGTACAAGATTGCAATAATACATTATCTGGAGAAAAATATAGGTGATGTAGAAGATCATATCGTGGAGGTCCCTGAAAAATTTGACTCCTATGAATATTTTTGTTCTAGGATGTTGCAGGAATACAAAAAGCGGGGGGTAACATAGATGCATCACAAGAGCTCAGTTGCCCATGGCGCAACAAAAGTTACTTTTGCAAGGCAACATAGCAGTCATGGAGTTATCATCCCATGTAGGCGAAATTTGAAATTCCGGTTTTTTGAAATGTAAAATTAGAAAAAAGAGCGTTGAGATGAAGAAAAAAATGTATTATCTTAGAGAAAGCAAGGCAAAAATTCACTGAAACGCAGTTAGAATTGAGATGAAAAAAGTGACCGCTATTGAAAATATGATTGAGTATAGCGATGATATTGAAGGGGGAAGTTGAGATGAGAAAAATTAAATTTAGGTGTTGGAATAAAAGAAAAAATAAAATGCAAAAATGTATGGATATAACCTGGTTAAATGATCCTGAATTGTTGCGAATAAATATCGGAAAGAATGAAATTAAATGTCTTGAAGACGAATTTGTGTTAATGCAATTTGTTGGTATCAAGGACAATAACGGGAGAGATATATATGAGGGTGATATCTGCAAACGGAGCTATGGCAGAGTGAGAGTAATCGAATATTACAAGGGTTGTTTCGGATGGTGGCTTTGGAACACGAAAAAAAAAAATCACAAAGAGAATGAATTTGTGCTGCTTTTTGGTGGAAATAGATTTGCAAGAGAGCCTGAAAAATTTGAAGTACTTGGAAACATTTATGAAAACACGGAATTGTTGAAAAAGTAGGAGAGTAATATGTCAATATTGTATCGATATGAATTAAACGTGTGCAATAAGGTGGTGTGTAAGGAATATAAGATTATTAAAGATACCGTGTGCGGGTATTGGATAAATTATCATTCCGGTAAAAAGTGGATAAGTAAGACATCTAAGAAAAAATATGCTTATGCTAAAAAAAAAGATGCTCTTGAGTCAGCAATGTTGCGTACAGAAAAGCGAATCACAATTCTTGAGGAACAGATGGAAGATAGCAAGTGTTTTTTACGATTATTAAAAGAAATTGAAGGATGCGAACCACAATTATTGAGGAACAGATGGAAGATAGCAAGTGTTTTTCAAGGAGAAGGAGAAATAGAATGACAGAAGATCAAATGATAGCCGTAATAAAAAGTTTCGTAGTGGGCAACACTGTGCAGGAATATGACGATAACAAGAAACGGTGGGTTAATATTGACTACTCATTCCGGAGAGTTGTAGGCATAGTGAATGATATTATGATGGGGAAAAAGATTAGGATTAAGCCTGTTTTGGACCGGCGCAGGTATGCTTTTTTCAGGATAAGAAAGGAGTTCCTGAAATGAATAAGATTAAAGTTTCTTGACATATCCCTTTCTTGGGATATTATTGAAGAGGATTTTCATCTCTCTTCTATTTTCAGCTCCCTCTATCCACCCCACCTCATCCACGGAGGGAGCTTTCTATTTTCTCAATCCTTTCATTTATTTTTTTTTCATATTCATCCTCCTTCCAAGGTGCTTTCTTAACAGTCCTTCTATCTTATTCCACTGCTCTCTGCGAGCAGTGGCACGAGCACTAGCACTAGCATCAACAGCATAAGCACTAGCATAAGCAGCAGCAGCATAATCAGCCGCCGCATAACCAGCAGCAGTAGCATAATACCCAGCCACACCAGCATAACCAGCTGCAGTAGCATAATAACCATCATAAGCAGCCGCATAAACGGCAGCAGCATAATCAGCTAATTGCTCGTCAGAAATATCACCGGCGTGCCACCGGCGGATCCCTGCGATAAGGTTCCTTACCCGCATGTCGCCAGGACATGCTTTCTCAAAAATATGTAGCACCGACTGTGCTACATCGGCAAGGAAGAGGCAGTAACTTTTGTACTCTTGGGTTCTCAATGCCCATACGGCATCTTCTATACCATTAGAGTTTAAAATCTCCAAAATAGAGATCTCTGTGGTGAGCTGCATGTTTTTATGTAATCCGAGTTTGACTCGGAATGAGTAGCATGGATCAAACCTGCAGAGATCTCCAAATGTTGTTTTCATAATAATTCTCCCTTTTAGGGCCCGAAGGCCCTGTTAAAAAATCAATTCTTTTAAACTTACAACTTGTAGCTCCATGGCTCATTTAAGAGCTTGAACCTGTAATCGTAGCAATCGGGGTAACGTAACCCCGATCTACCTAGAGCGTATTCAAACTCTTCCCGGGTTCCTGAAACCCGGAGAAGCCTGTTTTCTTGATAGTCTTTTGACTCTCCATAGAGTCCGAAAAATACAAATTCCTCAACTTCGTTTTCCGACCACCCATACCCGGTCGTTCTACACACAATACTTGTGTGTTTCTTCAGAAACACGTCCAAGCCATCGTATTTAATTTTTCTAATAACCGCTTGGAACTCTCTAGAGAGTTCTGTGTACCATCCGGTCAAAGAGGAGTTCTCTTTGATTTTTAGTGAGCTTTCGTTCATTTTCATTCTCCTTTTAGGGCCATAAGGCCTGTTAAAATTGTTTACTAAAACCCTCAATACTGCTCTTTCTCCTGAGAAAGAGCAGAATGAAAATTCTAGATGTTGTTTTCAAGGAGGAGTTCTTCGAACTCCTCCCAAAACGAATCGTCACACAACAACGTTACACTTCCGTCCTCATCTGAGGAACAATTTTCAAAATCTCTTCTGGTGAAATACGCTAGCTCTTCTAGCGTATTTTGAAAGGTGAAACTATATTCACCTATCAATAATGTTGTTTCAACTTTATCTGTCATCATATTTGTTGTTGTTTCTACTCTCATAATCTTCTCCTTTTAAAAAAACTTAAAAACCTCAACCTCATATACATATTATACCACATTAAGATTAATTGTCAAGCGAAACTTGACAATTAATCTTGAGTAAAATCAGGGAGTTATGAAATAGTTTCTTTTATTTTTTTAAGAGATAGATTTTTCTATCTCTGTTAGTAACGAAGACTCGTTCGATCGAGCCTTCTTCTACGCACTCCTTAAGGCGTGCGTCGATGGTTGATTTCGAACATCGAGCCGCTCTGGCCAACTCGATGTTCGTCATGTCACAATAGCCTTCAACCGAATTGCAGGCTATTATGGATAGTAGTTTTTTTGTTGTTATTTTTTTTTTTGCCCCTTGACCGGGCTTATTTTTGAACATTTTCCCTCCAAGTTTCCTAGCAGTGTCTCAATTATATCCCACTGCTCTTTCCTCGCCGCCTCCGCCGCCTCCTCAGCAGCCCGCTCAGCCTCCTCAGCAGCCCGCTCAGCCTCCTCAGCATCCCACTCAGCAGCCTCCGCTATTTAGCGCATAAAGCCAACGAACATCCTCCAGTTTTTTTTCGAACGGCCGGCGCACGTATATGAGGAAGAGTTGGCAAGAACTCTTCCGTTGAACCTTTCTCTGCTTGCCCAGAGTTTTTTTAGCCGATCAAAGCTTCGGTGGGGACAACCACAAGGCTGTGTCCCGCGAAACAGTCCGCACTTCCCGAGCTGTACCCGTTCCAGACAACAACCCATTCCGCACCCTCATACTCAAGGGTGTCGCCCTCCCTCTTGGTTGAGCGATAGAAATAATCACCCCAGCCGTTTGCAGTGGTACTATAACCACCATCAGCATAGGAGACGCCATCGACGGCGCCACGGCAAGAACCCGAGAAACTAAAACGCTGATGAGAAATACCGGCGTCCTTGCATGCCTGCACGATCTCGTCACGCCGCCGCATCTCCTTCACGATATTAAGGAACTCTTCCCTCACAGGGCGGGGGTGCTCCTCGTCGTCGCTCAGAAAGTATTGAGGGAAACCCTGGGCGAGACCCTGGGCGACATCTCCGGTCGCGGCGATAAGATTGTGACGAAGTTGCTCATTTCCGACAGTGGCGATTGCAGTCCAATTTTTTTTCATGATACTCTCCTTAAAAATTAACATTAAAACCCTCAACCTCATATACATATTATACTCAGGAACTAGCAATTGTCAAGCGAAACTTGATAATTAATCATGAGTAAAATCAGGGAGTTATGAAATAGTTTAAAAAAAGGAGATAGGAGATACAAAAAAGTTCCCCCTATCTCCTCCTGTAATTTTGCTTGACAGAAAGGAGGTGAATTGATATGCTTAATTGTTGCCTTCCTGCGCAGGTTTTGGCAACAAGTGAAAACTTAGAGTCAATATGGGAGGGCAACAGTCATGAAAGAATTTATCAAAGCTATTATATTGAGAAAATCACGAATATTTTTTTTATTGATATAAATAAATAAAAGGAGATAGTATGAAGTTTTTCTATAATAAAGACAACGGCCTAGTGGCTGTGTCGAGAGTAACGGACATTGAGATTGAACTAGAGAGAACTCACAGCTATATTATATTTAATCTTGATACTCAAAAGTCTGTCGTCTGGAGCTTTGATACAGAAGCGCAGCTTGAGAGCACACTCGAAGAGATTGTTACTTGTAGAGGTATTGTGGATATAGGCACTTGACAATAAAGTTCAAAAATGTTACGATGTTAAAGAACAAGAATTAAACATAGTAAAGGACTATACATGAGCATAAGACTGAGCGAACTTTTTTTACAGGTACGACGACACCAACACAATCTTATCGTTCAATGTAGGCGAAATTTCAAATTCCGGTTTTTTGAATCATAAAATTAAGGAAAAACAAATGGATTTTGATAAGCTTTTTGAAAAAATAGATCTTGATAAAATAAATTTTGATGAGATAATAAGAGAAATAAAAGTAGTAGATAAAAGAGACTCGGACATACTAGTTGCAGAAGCAGAAAAACGAGGAGACATTCAAAAAGTAAAAGACATCCGGAGAATAGATAAATTCTACAACCAACATATGAGAAAAATAAATAATGTTGTGCAAATGAATTTCGTTCCTGATGTAGGCGAAGAATGCAGGTTGATAACTCAGGGCAGTTTTAACATGTTCACTATTTTAATCTATTTCATTCAAAAATATAAAAAAATTGATGAATTATATATAACAACTTTCAATATGAAAGAATCTGTTATATCTACAATTTTTGACTTGCTTGAAAGAGATACAATCGAAAAATTAAGGATTATGATATCAGAATCGATTGTTAACAGAATGCCAAAACGAGCTGCGCAGCTTAAGGAACTTACTATCAAGAATAGTGAGAAATATGATGTTAGGTTGAAAATGAATTGGAACCACTCCAAAATAATGTTGGCGAAATTTGGAGACATATATTATGTAATGGAGGGATCGGGGAACCTTTCTGACAATGCACAGATTGAGCAATATATAGTTACCAACTCTGAGGGGATTTACAATTTCCATAAATCCTGGATGGATGATTGTTTTTCTCAAAATATATTAAAAAGGGATGCGACATATGGGTAAAGTAAAAAAAGATGATGATAGGCCACGAAAAAAAGACGGCACACTTGACAAGAGAGGAAGACGAAGCAAATACAATGCCGAGACATTTCCACTACTTGCAGAAGGGTGGGCAAGGGACGGCCTTAGTGATCAACAGGTAGCAGCTAACTTAAGAATTTCTGTGGATCGATTCTATGCCTATCTCAAGAAATACCCAAAATTTTCAGAGGCTTTGAAACGTGGAAAGGCTCCGGTCGATATCAGAGTTGAAAACGCAATGTTGAAAAAAGCTGAGGGTTTTGAGTATGATGAGAAAAAAATAACTGTTGTTGACGGAGTTCAAACAGTTACAATAACACGAAAATATTTCCCGCCTGATGTGCCAGCCGGGAAATTCTGGCTAACAAATAGATCTCCGGAAAAGTGGGCAGAGAAAAAAGATGTGTCGCTTACAATCTCGCCGGAACAAAAAGCAAAGCAGTTGTTAGACGCTCTTGAAAAAGATGAATCTGAATAATGGGTTCAACAAAAAACAAGCTGATATAATAAGGTTCGAGAAAAAACACAAACCATTTTTAACTATTCTTCACGGCGCTGTCCGTACCGGAAAAACTTTCTTAGACAATCTTTTGTGGATGTGGCATGTCTCGAAGTTTAAAGGCAAAAAATTTATAATGACGGGCTATACTGTGCCGGCTCTCAAAAAAAATGTACTTGATGAGCTTGAATCTTTTTTCGGGATAGATTGCAGCCTTAATTCGAGCAATGAATTTAATCTTTTTGGCAACACCATCTGCTGCTTCGGTACGGACAAGACTCATTCGTATAAGGCTATGCGAGGCCTTACCGCTTCAGGGTGGTACGGTAACGAGGTTAATTTGTCACATGAAAATTCTGTAGATGAGGCAATCAAAAGATGTTCCGGAGAGGGATCAAGAGTCTTTTGGGATTGCAACCCTGATT